GTGCTGCACACCGACGCGGACGGCCCGGCGATGCAACTGGTGCTGTGGGACGACGCCGACTACGGCTACGCCTGGGGCGACTACCAGCGGGCCTGGACGCCCGGCCTGACGCTGCGATCCACCCCAGGCACGCCCGGCAGCGCGGCGGGCAGCTGGGACTTCCATATCCCGACCGGGACGTTCAAGGACTTCCCGCGACGCTGCGGCTGGGCAATCCTGCTGCTGTGGAACAACGGCGCGAAGTCCTCGGTGCTGGCCCAAGGTATCGCCAGCTTCTTGCGGCCGTTCTTCATCGGCACACCGCTCTCCGCCATCCCGATCGAGCCGCCGCCAGTGATCATCCCGCCTGGCGCACAGGCAGGTCTGATACTGACGACCGACAACTTCGTCCCGATCATCACCTCCGACACATCCCGCCAACTGGAGACGTCATAATGTCCGGCAGCATCCGCGTCATCGACCTCCCAGACATGGGCACCGTCACCGATGCCAGCAGCTTTGTCGTCGACAAGGGCACCGCCACCGGGCGGTTCATGGCGACGGCAATCAAGACCTATTGCGCCACGACCACATTGCCGGAAGCGCCATCAACGAATACCCCCTACGGCAGAATGAACGGCGCCTGGACGCCGGTGCTGGGGGATGCACCGAGCAATTCGCTGCCCTACGCGCGGATGAATGCCGCCTGGACGGCCGTGGTGCCCGAGGCGCCGCTCACCGGCTCGATCTACGGCCGCGGCAGCGCGGGCTGGACGCCGGTGATGCCGGCAACTGGGGGGACGATCAGCGGCAATCTCGGCACCACCGGCAACATCACGGTCGGCGGCAACCTCTACGCACAGGAAATGCTGCTATCGGCGGCAGTCGGCTACGAATGGTCCTGGCAGGTCATCGCGGGCACCGGCGATCACTACATGACGCACCGCGCCGGCTGGAATGATATCTGGGTTGCGGCCACCGGCATGCGGAACTGGGTGGGATCTTCCGGGCTACAGATGTCGCTCGATGGCGTGGGCGTGCTCACCGCGGTCGGCGGGGTCTGGCAATCGACGGGCGTGTTCGGCTTCGGCCCAGGCGGGCAGGGGCGCAAGTTCCTCTTCAGCCCGACCTACTACTGGGAATGGAATGCATCGCCTACCGGCGCGCAAGCCGGCCAGCTGACCTACATAAGCAACGGCACGCCGATGTGGAACATGCGCGCATCGGACGGCCTGTGCTTTAACTCGGTGGCCGCCGTGGGCGGCGTTGGCGCCTATGTCAACAGCAGCGACCGGCGCGGCAAAACCGGCATTGCGCCGACCACCAGGGGCCTCGCCGAGGTGCTGCAACTCCAGCCGGTGGCATTCAGCCGCGCCGATCCCACCACCGGATCACATGAGGAAATCGGGTTCGTCGCCCAGGACGTGCAGCCGATCGTTCCCGAGGCAGTGTGGCAAATGGGCATTCCGCTGGCGGACGGCAGCGGCGGGCTGGAGTCGGCCGAACCGACGCTGGGCCTGTCTGAGGCCACGATCTCCGCCATCAGCGTCAACGCGATCAAGGAGCTGAACGACATCATAACGGCGCTCACGGCACGCATTGCGGCGCTGGAGAACCCCGCCTGATGTCCGACGCGCTATCCGCACTACGGTCGGCGCTCAGCCCGAAGGCGGGGATGCGCCGCATTCCGTTCCCGCTGGAGAGCTACCAGCACCCGTCGCTGCCGCTGTCGGCAAAACGCTTATTAAATCTTATGGCCGAACAAGCGCCGGCCGACGCACGCACCGCTGCCGCGCTGGTGTCCACGCCAACGCTCCAGCCCTACCTCACCGTGGGCACCGGGCCGATCCTGGCCATGTGCGACGACGTGCCAGGCGTTATCTACGTCGTGAGCGGCACCAAGGCATATCGCATCACCTTCTCGCCCGCAGGCGTGCCCACCACCGAGCTGCTCGCCGATGTCGGCACCGCCAACGCGGGAACTAGCCCGTGGAACAACTTCGTCACCATCGCCGCCGGGCCAACGGCCTGCGTGATCTGCGTCCCGCCGCGGGCCTATACCTGCGCCAACCTGCCCGCCTCGCCGCTCAACCAGATCACCGATCCCGATTTCCCCGGCGCATCGAGCGTCTGCTACGTCGATGGGTATTTCGCGTTCAGCTCGCTCGGCGATAGCGCGCAGTGGTTCATCTCGCTGTTGCTCAACCCGGCCAGCTTTAGCGCGCTCGACTTCGCATTCAGCGATGCGGTGCCTAACGTCATCCGCCGGGTGATCGCGCATAGGGGGCAAGTCTGGACGATCGGGGAGTCCGGCTTCGAGGTCTGGTATGACGCGGGCAAGGCCGACTTCCCGTTCCGGCGGGCCAGCGGCGGCGTGATCCCGATCGGCACCGGCTCGCCCATGTCCGTCTGCAAGGCGGACCAATCGGTGTGGTGGGTCGGGCTGGACGGCCTGGTGTGGCGTTCGGAAGGCTACGCGCCCAAACGGGTCAGCACCCATGCCATAGAGGCGATCATCGGCCCCAACATGGTCGGCCTCACCGCGCAGGCCCATCCCTATCGCGGGCACTGGTTCTACTGCCTGACGACGATCGACAACCGCACCGTCTGCTATGACGTCACCACCGGCGCCTGGCATGAGCGCAGCACCAGCACGGACGGCACCGGGCCATGGAAGGCGGGCACCGCGGCGGCGGACAACAACAGCCTGCACCTCATGGGTGACCGCACCACGGGCGATCTCTACACCCTGTCGATGTGGCACGCCGAGGCGGGCGTGGATGTCATCCGCCAGGCGACCCTGCCGACGATCTGGGCGGCGACGAACAGGGGCTTCTGCGCCCGGCTGGAGATCGAGATGGAGAGCGGCGGCACCTCCACGCCGGGGGCGGTGCAGCTTGAATGGAGCGACGACGGGGCGCGCACATGGAAGGCGCCGCGCACCATGTCGGCCGGCGTGTCGGGCGATTACACGCACCGGGTCTACACCACGCGGCTGGGGTCGTTCCGGCAACGCACGTTCAGGATCACGACCCACGGGGTCACCCGCTTATTCGCCGTAGACGCGGACATCTCCGTGCATCCGCAGGGCGGCGAGTGATGGCAACCGCACCCACCCCGCGCCTGATCGAGCCGCCGTTCTACGACCCGCCGCTGGCGCCGTCCGGATCGGGCCAGCAGCACTCGCAGGCGTGGACGGAATACCACCAGGCGGTGGCCGACCGGCTGGCCGCGATCAATGCCGGGGTAACGGACGGCTCCAATGCAGCCCCTGGCGACGTGGGCGAATACATGACCGCCACCGGCAGCGCAGTCGGGCTCGTCACCACCGCAGTCACCAACCTCGCATCGCTCGCGCTCACGCCGGGCGACTGGGACGTGTCCGGCTCCGTGCTGTTCAATGCCAGCGCGGGGACGCATAGCTTCTTCGGCGTTGGCATCGGCACCATCGATACCAGCAGCTTCGCGACCTATGCCGCCGGGGCGTTCACCCAGACAATGCCGACGACGATGCACCGGATGAACATCAGCGCGGCCACGACCGTGTGGGTGGTGGGCCAGGCCGCCTTTACCGGCACGGTGTTCGCCACCGGCACGATCAACGCTAGGCGCGCCCGGTGAGGCGCTTCCTCAAGATCTCGGACGGCGTCGAGCCGCTGCCGCTGCGGCTGGAGCTGGCGCGCAACGAGCACCTGTGGGATGCGCGGCCCGACCGGCGCCTCTACGCCGGAACACCGCACGCCGCGATGACAGACATCACGGTACGCTACATGCCCGAGGCCGACCTGACCGACCTTGAGGTCCGGCGGCGCGAGCATCGCAACGTCTTCTGGCCCGCCTGGCACGCGCTGCCGTCGCTGCGGCCGGTGGTGTTCGGCCTGATGGCGCGGGTTATGGCGGTGGAGCTGGGTTCGATCCTCATCACGCGCCTGCCGCCCGGCAAGAGCATCGAGCCGCACAGCGACGCCGGAAGCTGGGCGCCGGAATACTACAACACGAAGGCGCATTGGACGGTGCAGGGCTCGGCGTTGGTGACGTGCGAGGACGAAGCGTGCTGGTTTCATACCGGCGCGATCTGGACATTCAATAACCTGCTAGTCCATAGCGTCGAGAACCAGGGCGACGAGGATAGAATATCGGTCATCGTCAGCATGAGGGCAGAGACATGAAGGCGGCAACGCATCAGCCGGACACCATCAGCGTCACGATCTACGGCGGGATCTATTACAAGGTCTGGTACGTGCGGGACGCGAATACCATCGTTCCAACCCACGCCCACGAATACGACCACATCACCGCCCTGCTGTCCGGCGTGGTAGCGGTATCGCGGGACGGCGGCGAGCCGGTGGAATACAAGGCGCCGGCAACGATCGAGATCCCGGCGGGCTGCAAGCATTCGTTCACCACGAGGCACGCGCACACCGTTTTCGCATGTATCCACAACGCCGACCGGCTGGACGACGAGGGCGAGCCGGCGGTGCGGGATGAACATCACCTTGCGCTAGAGGAGGACTGAGCGATGCCGTGGGCATTGGCGGCCGCAGGCGTCTCCGTCGCAGGCGGATTGATCACCAGCAAGATGCAGTCGGACACCGCGCACGACGCGCAGGACGCTGCACAGCAGCAATACCAACAGCAGCGCACGGACGTCGCACCCTGGCGCACGACCGGGGCGCAGGCGCTGCCGGCTACGGCGGATCTGCTCGGCCTGAACGGGCCGCAGGCGGCGCAGGCGGCCATGGGCAACTTCCAGACCTCGCCGGGCTACCAGTTCCAGCTTGAGCAGGGCTTGCGCGCGGTGGATGCGGGCGCGGCGGCGCAAGGCATGCTGCGGAGCGGCGCCACGCTCAAGGCCGAGCAGGCATTCGGCGCAGACCTGGCCAATCAGGATTTCACCAATTATTATCAACGACTCGCGGGACTTTCCACGCTTGGCCAAAACGCCGCGGTGGGTGGGGCGGCGAATGCGGCCAATGCGGCGAATACCGCGATCGGCGGCGCCAATGCTCAGAACAGCATCACCGGCAACACCTTCCAAGGGCTGTCGTCGGGCGCCAATACGCTGCTGAATAATCCGAATTTCCAGGACTGGTCGAAGGGGTTGTTCGGCGGTAGCCCCGTGTCGCAGTCCGTTGCCAACCAAAATGCGCTCTACCAGCAAGGAGCCTTCGCCTCCCAGCCGGCCGGCACCTACGGGCCGTTTAGCTAGGCCCTAGAGTCCCGTTCGCTTGTTCCCGTAGGTTGTAAATCGCTCCGGAGAAAGAACAACATCGAGTGGCCTGCCGACCTTCAGCCGATAGAGAATTGTTCCCGTAGATATGCCGACCCAACGTGCCCAGTCGCTAACTGTTCCTGACCGACCATTGTGCGAGATGATAAGGGAGTCCCGGCGATTTCTCTGTTGTTCACTACGACTGGCCCAGCGGCAGTTGTCCTTGGAATAGGGGCCGCTGTTGTCGATGCGGTCGATCGAATGCTCCGGTGGGCACTCGCCCATGTCGGAGATGAACTGCGCCAATCCTGTCGACCCCTGCCACTCATCGCAAACCGCAATGCCTCGACCTCCATAATCGGCATACTGTCTGTTCGTCGTGTCATTGCAGCGGTCGAGCATGTTGTACCAACAGTGATACAATGGGTGGTCAGTAAGACCATGAGTTCGCGGCTTTTCGCGTTGCCGCCCTTCGCCGCCTCCGCGACGTCCGCGCGCAGCTTT